TATGACTGTAAATGGTAATACTAATTATATTTCAGGAACTCATTCAGGTAATGGTGGAATACGACCTCATATAGAATATATTGATGATATTTCTAAATATATGATTTTCTATAATAAATGGGGTAATGATGGACATTTAACTTATCGTACTTTTACAACTAGTGGTACTAGTTTTACTTTTGATACTGAAGTTCAAGTAACAAGCGGTACTACTTACAACAGAAAAACTCATCCTATGTATGGCGGCTATAATATTAATTATGATCCTGTAAATAAAAATTGGTCTTACTATGCTAAACTAAATGTGGGTGGTAGGAACGCTACATATACTGCTCTTAGAGGAAGTGTTGCGGTAACTGCTAGTAACCTACATGAAGGTAGGCTTTTAGGTCTTGCTGCTGCAACTGTATCGGATGGAGCTACTGTAGAAATTACACATACAGGAGGAAGTAATACTAATTCTACAGGATTATACAAGGGTATAGATGTTATTGTAAATAAAACAGGTGATATTCATCAAAGAGTAGCAGGTTCAGGTGTATTAGGAAAATACGCAGCAGTTGTAGGTAGAGCTCTGACTGCTACTACTGTAGCTGTTAATACTTCTGCTACAACAACTGGTGGAGGTACTCAAGGACCTAACTATTTAGAATTAGGAGCAGGAAATCAATTACCACGGCTAGATGGTGGAAAGCTTTATGGTATAAATGATAATTTCTTACCTCTTTGGAAAAATATATATCACGATAGATGGAAATTTTCTGGTGCAGCAACTTCCCATGCAATAAGTATACCTAAGGATTATTTAAGAGGGTCAAACCCTTTTATGTATAAGCTTGTTGCCTATATTCAAGACAGGGGGGATGCTACCAACTACTTTAGTGTACGATTAAATAATGATTCAAATAGCAAATATTCTGATGGTTCGTGGTTTACTGAAACTAAATATGATGCAGGTCAGGTTTCTCCGAGTGCTTGGAATAGTTATGGTAGTACTAATGATAGTATTAGACAAGTAGCAGCTCAACTTGATAGTAGTACAGATACTTCAGAAAACAACTGGTCATACCTTGAATTTAATGTTGCGAGAAGAATAAATTATGATACTCCTGATGAACTAACAACTGCAAGAGACGCTGGTTATCAACTAACTGGAGGCGGTATATGGGATACAATGATGCCTGAAAATAGTGCTCTTAGATGGACACCTTGTTGGTGGCAAAGTTATAATATATGTGGAGATGCCCACCAAAATGCTGCAGGAACTAATGGAAGAATAGTAGAAATTCAGGGTCGTGGTATGTGGTACCCTAGCACTACAGCTCACACAGAACTTACTAGTATAAATTTATATTCTACAACAACTGAAAACTTTCAAATGAAATATGCATTATTTGCAAACAGTGTTGATAGTGGCTGGGCTAGAGTAAACTACACAGACATAAATAGTAATACTTAAAGGAGTACAAAATGGCTAATATACTTATATCAGAAGATGGCGTAATAAGAGAAATGACAGATGCTGAACAGGCAGCACACCTAGCATCCGTGCCAAATAAAACTGAAATTGCTGCTGAAACTTTAAGAAAAGATCGTGATGGAGCTTTAAAAAATTCTGATGTATATATGCTTAGTGATTTTCCTTTAACAGATTCTCAAAAAACTGAATTGTTAACATATAGACAAGCTCTTAGAGATATAAGCAAACAAGCCGATTTTCCTAATGTAGATTTACCTACAAAACCAAATTTTATATAGGATAGATTATGAAAACTATAACAGAAAAAGACAGTAATATAAGTTTAAGATTATTAGATGATTCTTTACACCTAGAAAGAACAGCTACTCAAACTAAAATTTTAAATCCTAAAAGTAAGCAACGATATATAATTAACGATTGTGGGTTTAATACTACAGACATACATGTAAATGTTCCTGATGTTTCTGATTGGGCTGCAGGTAAATATAAATATGATGGCTCTTCTTGGTCTGCTAACACTGACCACATACCTATGGCACAATTAACAGAGGCTATATCTTCTTCAGTAAATGAAATTCCTGTATCTTACATAGAAACTTTTTTAAATTCAGGAACAGTTAAAATATTAGATGAACAGATAACATATACAGGAAAAGAAAATGGAAAGCTAACTGGTTGTACTAGAGGAGCTAATTCTACTACTGCAGCAGCTTATCAATTTAATGTTTCTGTTATAGGAGTATAAACATGCCAACGAAACCAACAGTAGCTTCTGTAAACCAGAAAATCGAATCACACGTAGACGCATGTGCTGACAGATACCTTCTGATAGAAAAACGACTATCTAGGATAGAGACAATTATCATAGTGGCATCTGCAAGTAGTATAGGGTTATTATTAAAATTAGTTATAGGATAGGAAATGCCTAAAAAAGATAAAAATAGAAAAAATTATCAAGACGGAGGTGACGTAAATCCTCTATTTACAGTAAAGGGTGCAGACCTTGCTGATTGGGATTCTTTATCGCCTGGAGACCCTTTAAAAAGAAGAAGTGAAGTTGCTGCTAGTAAATATGCTAATCTTGTTCAAGCTAATCCTAGTGCATATGGTTTTGACAGTTGGGATGCTGCTAAAACTTCATGGACAGAGACATATGGTAGTTTAGCAAATGCAGCAGAAGGTTTTGCAAAAGATATATATACAAAAGGTGAATTTGGTGTTAGGGGCGGAGATTTAAGTAATTTATCAAATATAGAAACAGTTAATTTAGGGGGTCAAAATTTAACAAGCTATGATGATTCTGGAAGTGTAGTAGGTGGAACTACATTGACTAGTCAAGGAGTTACTACTGCTGATAATAAAGCTATGAGAGAAGCTTTTTCTGGAGCTGAGTTTGGTGGTGTAAGTGCTGAGAAAAAAATTGTACATTATGTTATGTATAACCCTGAAGGTACATCTACAAAATATTATAGAAAAGAAGTGTATGAAGGAGACCCACCACCTGCAGGATATGTAGCAGGACCTTTTCCAGACGCTGCTTCTGCTACTGCAGCAGTTAATGCTCTTGTTGAACAAGCAAAAGCTAATGAAGGCTCTGGTGAAGGCGGTACTGGTAGAAATGAAGGCGAAGAGGGGGGTATAGAACAACGTTTTTCTGATGTAACAGGTGCAGTAAATTATCAAGCAGGTCTTACAGGTGTTGACCCTACATTAAAAACAGGCGAACAAGTTGTGCCTACCCAAATGCAAGCACTATCAGGTGAACTTGAAAATACTACAGGAACATTATTAGCAGGTAGTCAAGAAGCGGCTACTACTGGTATTACTACTGAGCAAATGAAAAAATTAGAAGTTTCTGGATATACTGATCCTGCTTCTGCTAACACTATTGCAAATGCTGAAAAAGCACAAACTTCAGTAAATGCATTAGCATTATCTGCAGCCCAAACCAATGCTTTAAGTGGAAGCGTGACAGGGCAAACAGGTACATTGTCAACTCAAGCTATTGCAGATATAGGTCCTCAAACAGAAAGTATAGATGTTAAAAAAGCTGAAGGAACGTTTGAAGCTCCTAACATGCAAGGGGTAACAGCCAGTTCTGTACCTTCTGCTAATCTAGTTGAAACAGATTATAATGTAGCTGCTGCTGCTGCTAAAAGAGATATACAAACAGAAGAATTAGCTACTGCCGCTACCTTAGGGCAAAATGTAGCACAGGCACAGGCTGCTATACAAGCTGATTTAAACAATCAAGCTATAACACAAGCAGCTCAAACTACTGCCTTAGAAAACGCAGGAGTTAGTGCAGAGGCTGTACAACAACAAATGGCAGATGTTCCTTTAGAGGCTACAGTACAAGGACAATTAACTAATTTAATGGCACAATTTGCAGGTGGACAAACTCCTGCATTTGCTGCTGCTGCAATAAGAAATGCTGAAGCACAAATGGCTGCTAGAGGTTTATCTGCTAGTTCTATGGCAGGTGCTGCAATTATGCAAGCTGCTATGGAATCTTCTATACCTATAGCTGCACAAGATGCTCAAATATTTAGAGAAATAAATCTTACTAATCTTAATAACAAACAACAAATAGCTTTAGCTAATCAGGCTGCTGCACAAAATATAAATTTAGCTAATTTAAATAATAGGCAACAAGCTGCTTTAGCTAATTCTACAAATGCTTTTAAATTACAAACAGATTCTTTATCTAATTCTCAACAAGCTGCTTTGGCTAATGCACAATTAAAAGCCGCAATACAAGGACAAGAACTTACTAATGCTCAACAAACAGCATTAACAAATGCAGCAAGATATGCTGAAGTAAATGGTATAAATTTAAGTAACGAACAGCAAACAAGTTTAGCCAACACCTCGGCTAACTTACAAGTAGCTTTGTCTAATTTAAGCAACAGACAACAGACTGCTTTAGCTAATGCTCAGATAGAAGCTGCAATTAAAGGACAAGAACTTACTAATGCTCAACAAGCTGCTGTTGTTAATACTCAAAGAATAGCTGAAATAAATAATTTAAAATTTACAGAAGAACAGCAAAGAAATCTTAACGAATCGCAGATTATGCAAAACCTTACTTTAGCTAATTTAGATGCTGATATGAAAATGGCATTACAAAATGCAGCTACATATGCTGGTATGGATATGGCTAATTTAAACAATAGACAGCAAGCACAAGTACTAAATGCTCAGTCTTTTTTACAATTAGATTTAGCTAATTTATCAAACAAACAACAAGGTGAAGTATTAAAATATCAAACGAAAGCACAGGCACTATTTTCAGATCAAGCTGCTGTAAATGCCAAAAATCAATTTAATGCTCAGTCTGAAAATCAAAGTGATCAATTCTTTGCACAGTTAGGAGCTTCTGTAGCTCAACAAAACTCAGATAGAGTTAGGGGTATGTTAGAATTTAATGTAAATGAAGCAAATGCTATAGAAAAATTTAACACATCTGTAGCTGATACTAGAGATAAATTTAATGCTACTATGCAACAACAGATTAATCAATCTAATGCTCAATGGCGTAGGCAAATAAATACAGTTAATACTGCATCTCAAAATGAAGCTAACAGGCTTAATGCTTTAAATACCTTACAGGTATCTCAGAATAGGCTAAACCAATTATGGCAACAATACAGAGATGAATCTACATGGTTGCAACAACAACAATTTAACAGAGATCAATATATTCACGAACTTGCTAAAATTAATCTTACTGGAGATGTTAATCGTGCATTGTTTAATGCTGAAACTAAATCAGGAGCATGGAAAGCTGTAGGCGATAGATTAATAGATTGGATATTTG